CTTCTACAAAATTTGAAAAGGAGTATAAATATTACTAGTCATGAATGAATCAGAATTACAAAAAAAAGTAGATAGAGATGCATTAATTACTGGTGCAAAAAAGGCTATTAAAAGAGCTGAACAAAAAAAATTTGGCCCACAATCAAATCAACCAAAATTAGTAAAAGCCTACGATAAACGAACAGGACAAGCAAGGTTCGTGTCAGAAAGTCAAATAATGAGAGATCCAGATGGTTTTACTCCTATAAGTGGTTCTGTTGAAAATATGCTAAGAGTTAGTGACAGAAAAAAAGAAGAACGTAGAATAAGAAAAGGTCGTGACAGAAATTTACGTATAGAAAGATTAAAACAAGTGTATGGATCAAAAATTAAACCAAGACCAGGTAAAACAAAAGCATTTAAAATTGGAGGAGCTATTGCAGATAAGTTAAAAACTGACGATAGAAGAATAGAACGAAAAATTAGAAGAGAGAGTAATGAAAGAACAGCTAAAAAAACAATAAAAAAATTAACACAGGGGGCATCACCACTAACAAAATCTATAATTAAAAAGGCTACTGAAAGAGAACCGGGTGGTAGATTAAGTAGAACTGATATTAAACTTGCAGAACAGAGTTTAAAAAATAAATTAAAAATTGGAGGAGCTATGTTAAAAAACCCAGGCAAAGCAGATTTAGATAAAGACGGAAAACTTTCCGGTTACGAAAAGAAAAGAGGCATGGCAATTGAAAAAGCTATGGCAGGTAAACCACAAAAAGCTTTATTAGGAAAACTTTTTAGAAAAAAATCAGGTAAAGCAACACCTGGCGTTATGATGATTGAAGGTTCACCAGGAGGTATGGGTGGCTTACTTAGAAAATTATTAAAAGGTAAAAAGTTTAGTAAAGGTGGTGGAAAAGATATGGGGTCAAGACAAGCCATGCAAGATAAACTTGATAAAGTTAATAAAGATCTGAAAAGATTTAGACCTGACAGAAAGAAATTACTGGAGATGTTAGAAAGAACAAAACCTACTTTTGTACCATTAACACCTAAACCTAGAAAAAAAATGATGGGTGGAGGTTTAACAGAGGCCACTAACAGATTAAGAGCTCAAGGAAAAATGGGCGGTGGCATGATGAATACTATGGGTTATAAAAAAGGTAAATCTGTCATGGCTAAAGGCTGTAAAATGGGCAGAAAAAAACCAACTAAACTTTATTAATTGATTCTAAGCCATAAAAAGGCTAGAGGTATTGAATGGCTGTAGAAAAAGACAACATAGATGAAATCAAAGATGAGGAGAGAGTAGAGGAAGCAGAAGGCTCACCAATCATTAATGAAGATGTTGATGAAGTAACAGTTGAAGGTGAAGAGCAAATAGAAGAAAGACCGCAAGATGATTTCAACGCAAATCTTGCTGAGTTCATGGATGAAAGAACTCTTTCAAAAATGGGATCTGATTTAGTTTCAGAATATAAAAAAGACAAAGAATCACGAAAAGAATGGGAAGATGCTTATATAAAAGGTTTAGATCTTTTAGGTACAAAGTACATGGAAGTAACAAGACCCTTTAAAGGGGCATCAAATGTTACTCACCCATTATTAGCTGAATCCGTTACACAGTTTCAAGCACAAGCTTATAAAGAATTAGTGCCTTCTGATGGCCCAGTAAGAACTCAAGTTGTTGGTTTACAGACACCTCCTATTGAAGAACAAGCAGATAGAGTTAAAGATTACATGAACTTCATGTTAATGGAGGAGATGGAGGAGTACACAACAGACATGGATAGTATGTTGTTCCATTTGCCATTGGCCGGTAGCAGTTTTAAAAAAATATATTACGATGAAATATTAAGAAGACCTGTATCTAAATTTATTCCTGCTGAAGATTTAGTGGTTCCGTATTATGCTTCAGACTTAAAAGATACAGATAGAATTACTCACGTTCAACGGCTAACGGAAAACGAAGTGTTAAAACAAATGGCTGCTGGATTCTACAGAGATGTAGAATTACCTAACCCAGGAACAGATTCAACAGACAAGGTTCAAAATAAAATAAATGAACTTGAAGGTGTTAAAAAAACGGGGGATGATTATTTACATACAATTTTAGAAATGCACGTAGATTTGCACTTAGATGATTACGAAAAGTTTGATTCTAAAGCTAAAAAAATTAAAATTCCTTATGTGGTAACAATCGATGAAGGTTCAAATGAAGTTTTATCAATATATAGAAACTATAGACCAGACGATCCTAGTTATAAGAGGATAGAATATTTTGTTCACTATAAATTTCTACCAGGATTAGGGTTTTATGGTTTTGGATTAACACATATGATAGGCGGATTAAGTAGAGCGGCCACACAATCACTAAGACAACTGATAGATGCGGGTACTTTAAAAAATTTACCTGCTGGATTTAAGTCTAGAGGTATAAGAGTTAGAGATGATGACCAACCTATTCAGCCTGGAGAGTTCAGAGATGTGGATGCACCGGGCGGAAATATAAGAGAACAGTTTTTTAACTTACCTTTTACTGAACCAAGCACCACTTTATTCAATCTTTTAGGCTTTGTTGTTGGTGCGGGGCAAAAATTTGCAGCTATTACGGACTCAAATGTAGGAAATGATCTACAAAATAGAGCTGTTGGCACTACAATGGCCTTAATGGAACGTGGTTCAAGGGTAATGAGTGGTGTTCACAAGCGATGTTACTACGCAATGAGACTTGAATTTAAAATTTTAGCTAGAATTATGTCAGAATCTTTACCAATGGAGTACCCATATGATGTTTATGGAGGCCCAAGAGTGATAAAAGCAGCAGATTTTGATAATAGAGTGGATATATTACCAGTTGCTGACCCAAATATTATGTCAATGGCACAAAGAGTGATGTTAGCACAGCAACAATTGCAAACTGCAATGTCAAATCCGCAAATTCACAACATTCATGAAGCGTATAGACGTGTTTATGAAGCTTTAGGAACAAAACAGATTGGACAATTGCTAAAACCACCACCAAAACAACCTGAGCCTATGGATCCTGCTAAAGAAAATGCTAGAGCTTTACAAATGCAACTATTAACAGCATTTGAATTTCAAGATCATGATGCACACATAGCTGCTCACATGGCATTTATGCAATCTAGAATGGTTCAAATTAATCCATCTGTTTATGCATTGTTACAATCACATATTTCTGATCATATTTCTTTCAAAGCTAAAATTGAAGTTAGAGAACAATTAATGGGTGATCCAAATATGACTATGTTACTTCAGCAAGACCCTCAACAGTTTCAAATACAGTTTGATAAAGCAGTTTCAACAGCAGTTGCAGAAATAACAGAAGAGTTAGTTAGAGGTGAATTACAAAATGCTGCTGGTAAAGTAGATCCTC